ATTACCAGTTGATAATGCTTTACCTAAAACACCATCACCAAATACAACTTCGTATTGTTCGTCTTCGACACCTTCTAAAAAGTAAACAGTAGATGTTGATGTAACATCTGCCAGGTCAGTTGACTTTGTGTAAGTTGTAGTTGTAGTATCAGTTGAACTATTTTGTACTGTAACTTTTAATGTTGTTGTATCTGCCAAGGCATTCTTAATTAAAAATCTTTGGTCAGCGTTTGTTGTATCTACTGTATATTTGTTATTGACAAGTGTGCCTTCATATACAGGTAATTCTGAAAAAGTATATACACCAGAAACTGGTGATATTGTTGTATCATCTTTTACAACATAAGTGTATGATACGCCATCAACCGTAGTAGTGAATGATGTGCCTCTTGCCGCAGTGGCAGTTGAACCTGATAAGTCTGAAACTACTACATTTAATTTTGCGATAGGTGATGTTGCACTTCTAGGTGTGTACCCAACATGTTTTGCATGTGATACAATACTATTACGAATGTCAGCACTATCTAAAAACATTTCATTGGCAAGAACATTGGCATAGACCGCATTGTAGTGTGTGTTATATGCCAGAACATCTAATAGAGTTGACATACCAGACCCTTCAAAGTCATAGTCTGTAAATTGGTCTTGTTGTTTTAAAAATGTTTTTAGATTATCTTTGATATTGTCAAAGTCTAATTCAGTAACATCAATTCTTTTATCAGTTGCCATTCTATCTACTTCTTTCTAACATTACATCTAAGGTAACTAACTCACCTGGTATGTTGATAATTCTAAATGATACCGTAACTTCATATGAGTTGGAATCAAGTCTTGGTTGTGCGTCAATTGATACTACTCTAGCACGAGGTTCAAAGTTGTTGATGACCTCACCTATTGTTCTTGTTAATGCGTTAGCAGTAATTGGGTCAAGAGGTTCAAATAAAAGATTAGAAACACCAGATCCTATTTCAGGGTGAAATGGTCTTTCGTAATGGTTTGTGAGTATGAGATTCCGTACACTTTGTTTAACCGCGTCAACATCTTTTTTCTGAAGGACATCTTTGGTGTTGGAGTTTTTTTCAAAAGATAGCGCCAGATCTTTATATAATCTAACACTTCTTGCACTCGCATTGGTGCCACTTGCGTCCCTATATCCTGCCTGTAGTATTGCCATGATAACTATTTATCATGTTACCCGGCAAAAACATCGCCACTCCCTGAACTTCTTGTATGACCACAGGTGTCTGCGTCTCCAACTCTATTGACAGGTTTACCATTTGCAAATACACTCGAACTACCATTGGCAGTTTTAGCCCCTACATGTGCAACTGGGTGAGACGATACACTATCACCATTTACGGCAATAGATTTACCATTCACATTGACATTACGGCTAGAACTAACAACTCCGCCAGCACTATTACTATCACCGTTTCTATGAACACCTGGCATTACCCTTGTCCACGACTTCGTGTATGTAATCGTCTTTTAGATTTGTTCTTAGGTTTAGACCTAGGACTATTGCCAATAGATGTGCGTTTCTTTGGACCTCTACTATAGGTATTGTTTATACTTAATCCTCTAGCCATTAGTATCCATTCTCCCAGTAATCGTTGCCCACTGTATCGTCATGTGAACAATGGTCGCAACACTTTATTTCTACATCACGGTTATCACCATCTTTGTATGTTTGCATACAAGGGTGTCCACAATGACATGGGTGTCCACAGTTTGTGCAATTCATTATTTTTTACCCTTCTTCTTTGTAATCTTCTTTTTCTTTTTAACTACTTTCTTTTTCTTTGTGGGTTCTACCTTTTTAGTTAGACCCAACCACTCTAAAATCTTCATATTTTCTCCACTGTTGCAAAAATACAACACTTTTTATTTACATCAAATTATTAAGTCATTGAAAAATAACACTTTTAATTTTAAAAAAGGTGCATTTTTTATTTGACTTTCTATTATTTATAGTGTATATTATACCCATGATAAACAATAAAAACAAAGAATTATTTAGTGAATACAATAAACTTAAAACGATTGATGAAAAAATTGAATACATCAAATCTATTAGAGATATGGACATCAACCATACTCTTAATATCGAATATGATAATATCATTACCAAGTTATATTCTGATAAACAATCACAAGAAGAAACTGATGATCAAGGGGTATGGTCAGAGTTTGCATTAGAAGGTTTACAACAATAATCGAAAGGACTATATTATGATTAAAACTGAATTTAAAAAAGACTTCGTTACTTTAAACGATATACTAACATTCATCAAGTCTGATGAGTGGGGACCCAACTATGAAAAAGTTATAGTTGCGGCACTTAAAGATCGTAGAAAATCTGAAGCGGCAAAAATTAAATCTGCTGTTAAAGTTGGATCTAGGGTTCTCGTAATGGGTCGTTATGAGAGTTGGTTAGGTACAGTTAACAAAGTTATGAAAACTCGTTGTGCTGTTACTAACGATAACAACGGTATGAAATATGCCGTACCAATGAACCTTATAGATGTTAAGGTTGCTTAATTGTTAGACTTCATCGCTGGTATAGTCATGTGGTTGTTTACTATGATCACTTGGCATACATACAGAATAATTTATACAATATTATTTACAGCGGCACTATTAGTGCCGTTTTTTATTGGGCAATATATTGACGGTGAAACTTTTACTGGTTGGACTTATGTTGGTGATTGGAGTTGTAGACTTTGTGATTAAAAAATCTTTGTTAGAAAAAATTTTAGTATGTAAAGGTAAAGCAGATCAACTTGCTAGGCGTGATGTTCGAACTACAAAAGAATTAGCAGATCGTATCGTGTGGGAGAGATTAAAAAAAATTCTCTCCCAACGATATAAGCGTTATGATGATTAGCCTCTAATTTCCTCAGTTGTTTCTGGCGCTGCCAGTTTCTCTTCGAGGATATCTAATTCATCTTTTGCCGCTGGCATTTCTATTGTAACTTTAGGTATAGGCATTTCGTTTGCAAACCTTGCCGCTTCTTCACCGTATTGATGACCAAGCCAAAATGCACCTATGACTATAAGAACATAGATTAATTTTTTCCAACGGTTCTTTGTTATGTCTCTCATTGTTTTATCCTATTACGCTTTCCATCTTTGCCATAGGTTGGCAGCGACCCAAGCAATCAAACCCCACTTAACAATTGTAAGTGGTGCCATGATACCTGTAAAAAGAACAACGGCTAATAAAATTAATCCGTAGTCTTTCCAAGCGCTTATATCTTTAATCCATTTATCCATAAGAATTTCTCCTTTGTTGTTATTATTTAGAAACTTAAAATGTAAACTTCGTACCTACACTATAATGTTGTAGGTCAGTACCTGTATCTAAATCGTCTTGTTGCATTTCTGCATATACAGATAATGAATCCGTCATACTATGGCTAACACCATATGTCATATAAGTTCCTGTACCTTCTTTATCTCCGTAACCAACTGTTAAAGACTTCCAAGATATAGTTGCTTCCATACCTTCTAAATCCGTTGCCGCATCTTTGATGGTATATGTAGAAGCGATTGTCAAATCACCTACAGTTGTTGAGGCGCCTGCACCCCAATAAGAGATATCGTTAACTACATCATCAGCGTAACCAACTGCAACATCAATGCCATTCATTGAATGAGAAAGACTTGTTTCCCACATATCTATGCCATCTTGTCCAGAAGATCCATCAACCATCGCCATTGCACTAAACATGCCATTATCTAACTTGATTGTGTTTGATGATCTATCGCCATATTTGAATACAGCGTTTGAACCATACACTTCAAAGTTTCCAGTTTGTGAAACCCAGTCATGTGATTGTCTACCAACAGTAATTGCCACACCATTATTTTCTAAACCTGCATATGCAAGTCTGGAATCAAAAGTGTCTGAACCACTATCGTCAACATCAAGCCCTACTTCTATTTTTGCGATACCGTTTAGTGAACTACCTTCAATACTTGGTTCGATTATATCAATACCAATTTTAGATCCGTTGTTCTCTAACTTGTCGTAAGCAACACCAGAAGCATTTTCATCATGCGACCATTTGTAGTTTAAGGTACCATACGGTGTAATTTCTGCCGCGTGTGCCTGATAGGCTAGTAACAGAAAAAATGCACCTGTAACAGTAATTAATCTTAACATATTTTCTCCTTGATTAATTTTTTCTCAAACCCAGAACGGGTGAGTAATGTATTCCCTCGATATTATTTATACTTTTCGTCAAATGTCTCTTGGTAAATTCTATCAACATCTTCTTGTTTCTCTAAAACATATGCACTTATATGAGTATATCCGTTCTTTTTTGCCCATATAATTCTACGACCACCTGCCTGCCACTTACGATATTTACCATTCATTCGTCTTACCATGATAGGGTGCAACATACCATTTTGATCCATACTTTCAAATAATGGTTTATAGTTTATGCCCATAGTATTCGCATATGCTTCCCAACTACCTTGTACTTTGTCCCACTTAAAAGTGAGTTCGTCTAATGGTATTAATCTATGATGATGTGGGTGAGTTATTTCTTTGGCAATTAATTCTTTTCTTTCACTATACTCATTCATATATTTCTCCCAATAGTTTTCACTATTTGTAAAATTAAAAATATTATTCCAAACATTCTGATCTGGTACAACATAACAATCAATGTGTGTGTAACCTTTATGTTGAGCATACCAAACTCTTTGATGTCCAACAGAGACTGGCATATCTTCTACCCACTTGTTTACGATAATGGGGTGTTGCATACCGTGAGCATCAAGGTCTCTCATTAAACTTTCTAATCGAAACCGTTGTTGTTTTCTTTCGATACCACCTTTATAGACTTTTGATTGATTGTGATAATTCCCGAGACTTGCAATCTCTAGGACTTGATGATATTCAGGAAACTCTATATGATTAGCAGATAGTGTCTTCATGGAAAAGCAGCATTATATGTATGCTAAAAAAACGAGGATTTGTTGCCTATGTGTAAATAAATTTTATACACTATATGTTGCGTTCATACCTACAGGCATGTCATGTCCAAAAATTAAATTACCACTAACGATTAATCTTGTATCGTCAGTTGATGGTAACACCTCGTGTGGTAGTCCACCATTAAATAAACATAGTCTACCTACTTTAGGTTTCATCTTTACTTTCTGATTATCAATATAAGGAAACCCTGGATTGTAAAACATTGTTTCAGAGGAATCATCTTTAGCATCTATGTAAAGTATGAACGACCAATCGTGTCTATGTGGCCCATGTACATGTACGGCATGTGTATCACCTTTATTGTAATGTGCAATCCATATTTTAGAAACACTTACATTTTTATAACCTTGTTCTTTGGCGACACCTAAAAATAAATCTTGTGGTCCTAAAAGTTTTGCAAGTTGAGGTGTAAGATCATCATTGTGATAATCTTTATCTTTCATTAGAATACAAAACTCTTTCAACTCATTTGTTAATGGTATGTCTTGCCAATACAAAGATGAAATAAAATCTATTCGTTTTATCTCCATGGTTTACCTAAACACCAGATGACCATAGAGTATCTTGTACCTCTTGTTACTGGTGATATTCTATGAATACGATAAGATGGAAATAGTATAACACTACCTTGTTCTCTACCTTCTTCAATCACTTTGATTTCTTCTTCACCATCTACATTGTGATATTTGATTTCTAAATTACCACCTTCATACTCGCCAGGTTCTGATAGATTAATTGTCATTGATAACTTTCTTACTTTACCCCACCAAGTTTTATCTGCTACCCAACCATTTGTAGGTGAATCATGTTCAACATTGACTGGTGCAGGATCGTCTGTCCATTTTACCATAGGAAAAAATCCATCTGGACTTGCCTCATGTTTTAAACCTGTACCCTCTGGATTAATTGCATATCGACCTTGTATCCAAATACCTTTATCATTTTTCTTTGTAGGTTTATAAATGTTTGGCCAATCACTTGCACTATCTGGATGCCAATGATAATGTTGATTGACGCCATATTTTGTAAACTGTATATTTTCAACCTCATCTACATCATATGCCCAACCTGCAACATTATTCAATTCTGAAATTATTGGTGCAATCTTTTGAATGAATGTTGGATCTTTGAACCATGCGACTTCACTATTTCTATGTGTATCATTCTCTCCTATTGATGATTTAAAAGTTTGTGCTTGCTGTAAATGTTTCACGCCTGCTTCAACAACTTGTGAACATTCTTGTGGTGAAAGTATTTGTTTCACCATATAGTTATTATCTAATATCATTTTATATCCTTAATGGTGTATTCGTTGTAATAAAATTAATTACATAACGAGGTCCTTGTGTTGGGTTTGAACTTGCATGTTTTATATGACTACCAAACTCAATCGCTGTATTCGCTTTTGGTGTATGTCTTGTCCCATCTTCGAACCAAGTATCACCGTCACTATCATTTATATAGTAAACATAACTGGTGAAGCCACCAGGCGCTTGCCAACCGTTTTGTTCTATGTCAACATGAAAAGGGTGATGTTCTGGTGCATTGTGGTATGGTTGAAGTAAATTACATTTTACTCGCCAGTACTCTCCTGTTGAACCACAATTCTTTAGTATGTCATGTAGATAAGGTATCTGCCAAAAATATTTGTGATAAAAATGTTGTGAGGTATAATGTGATGGTTCTTCTTGCCAATCTTCTATACTTGCACGAGCCATAAGTGCCCGGACCATTTGTGGTGTATCACCCTTTGCACCTTCATAGTGAGTTGCGTCATTGTAATTCCATGTGAACCCATTACTTGTAACATATCTTACAAGAGCCTTGTGTTCTTCATCTTTTAAAACATTATTATGTATTTTCATATTCACTTTCTGGGAGCGTGGCAGGTTACGCTGCCACTTCGTAACTTAACTCCCTATGGTACGGTCTGCAAGATTTGAACTTGCACGCCTCTATTCTTATTGAACATAGGCAAAGTCAATTCGTAGATGACTTCGTGTCTAACAGTATTTCACCAAGACCGCAATATTATATATGTTAATTTTTTACCTGTGTTACATTACCTTGTCCGTCATGAGGATCCCAAAAGAATGGATATTGTTTAGAGTTTGTTAGTGGATAATCTGCACCCATAACAAAATGTAAAAATGTAATCATGGTTAATCTATCTTCACCAAACTCATCTTCGCTATGATCGTGCATAGCATGCCAGTTACCACTATCGAATCCCACTGTGCGATTAAACTTTGCAGCCACTTTTGTACTTTCAACAAACTGATTGTTGTTTTCTAATCTTGCAGCCTCTGCCTCTTCTCTTGTAATACGACCAGAATAAAAATCTTCTTTTGCAACCTCTGTATGACCACCCATAGAAACGCCATGACCTTTTGCCTCATAGATTGATGTACCACCTGTTGGACTAAAACCTTTATTCAGATAAGTTATAATTGTGTGTCTTACAGGAAAGTCTGAATGAACCCAACAAACATTATGTTTTGCAGGCACTCGTTGAAAGAATGCGGTCGCTGTAAATCCAAAACCATCTTTTGTATTTCTTATATATTCCCACGGATAAAAATGTGCAAGGTATCGTTGCATGTAATAGACAAAAAATTCTGGATTGATTTCATGGACCATTTGACTTCTCACGCCAGGCCATGATTTCC